TACGAACGGTATAGAAGAAGTACGGGTAAAAGGTTTACCTGCCGTTAAAACGGATGGTTTAGGACGTAAGTGGGTAAGTTGGGTAGATACTCCAGAAACTAATTTGCAAGAGTTAGCCGTACAAAATAAATTTGTTTTTGTAGGCGTTACTGCTAAAGGCGTAATGCCGCAGTTAGCTACCCCAGTTGGATTACTTGAACCACACAAGGTACAAGCAGCACTAGCAGAATCAATATTGGTAGAAAATAGTCCATTTATCCCCGACTACAGTTTAGCCGTTGAAGTTTTAATATTAGTTATATCCCTGCTTTTAGTTTGGGTTGTGTTGAGCAACTTAGGCGTTACTGCAGGGGTTCTTTGTTTTAGTGCTATTATGTCTAGCACCGCTATCGGAGGATATTATGCCATACAACAAGGACTATTAATAGATACAACGTGGACTTTAATTAGTGAATTTATAACAGGAACGATTGCTTTTTATTTACGTTTCCGTGAACAATATAAATTACGTTTAGAAATTAAAAAACAATTCGAACATTATCTAGACCCTAGACAAGTAAAACAACTACAAAAGAACCCTGAGTTATTAAAATTAGGTGGTGAAAAAAGGTACGCTACTTTTTTATTTACTGATGTACGAGGTTTTACCGCTTTATCAGAAGCCGTAACCCCAGAAAAAGTAACTTATATTATGAATAAAGCTCTTACTGCTCAACAAGCCGCAGTACAAAAACACGGTGGTATGGTTGATAAATATATTGGTGATGCTATGATGGCTATATTTAATGCTCCTTTAGATATATTACATCATGAACAAATAGCGGTAGATTGTGCTAAAGATATTTGGCAAAATATGGCTGAACTTAATATAGAACTCCAAGCGGAAGGACTTCCTGCAGTAGCCATAGGCATAGGAGTAAACACAGGAGAAGCAGTAATCGGTAATATGGGTTCTTCTTCACGATTTGATTATACTGCTATTGGTGATGCGGTAAATACTGCGGCTAGGTTAGAATCAGGTACAAAAGATGCAGGAGTAGATATTTTAATAGGTGAAAATACGGAAAGTAGGTGTGGTTATCATTTAAAACCATTAAAACCTATAAAAGTAAAAGGCAAAGAAAAACCTTTAAAAATATATACTGTATGAAGTATAATCGAACTGTCAGTATTGAACTGCAGCTTACGAGACGGGCTTTAACTCGCTAATACGTTAATAAACGCAGAGGAAATAATGAGTTTAAGTTTAATTAAAACTCCAGAACTAACTTACCAAGAAGCGTGTGAGTTTTTTGATTATAAGAAAAACAAGCTAGAGTTTCAAAACAAAATAAAACAGTTTGAAGAAGCTGTTGCTAAACATTGTATTGAAAACAACAATCAAGAATTAAATTTACAAATAACAGGAGAAACTGAAGGAGCTGTTAGCCATAATTTTGCAGACGGTCAATATATACGTAAAATTGTTATGCCTAAAGGTTTATTAGTAACAACTAAAATACACGCCAAAAACCACCCTTATTTCATTTTATCAGGCGAAGCCTCAATATTTAGTGATAAAGGCGTAGAACGTATAAAAGCACCACATCACGGTATAACAGAAGCAGGAACTAAAAGAGCACTCTATATTCATGAACAATGTACTTTTATAACTGTACATAGAACAGATTGTATTAGTGTAGATGACGTAGTAAATGAAGTAGTCGTTGATGATTTTACAGAACTTAAATTAAAAGGTTTCGATATAAAACAAATAGATAAAATTATGGAGCAGTTTTAATGTCCTTTGCAGGAATAGCAACAGCAGTAGCTGTAGGAGTAGCAACAAACGTTATTACTAGCAAAATTGCTGGTAAACCTGACGCTCCTGAATCAATTTCCATTGGAGGAGGCACTGCACCTAGTTTAACTCCTGGACCTGATGCAGAAATTACTCCTGTAGAAGGTAGTCAAGTACAAGAATTTGGAGAGTTTACTTATGATGATCCTGCTAAACCTGTAGGAGAAGAAGATATTTTAGCTATGTTACAAGGCGTAGGAGTAAACCCTGCTGATCTAGATCAATTCGGTATCGCAGGAATGTATGTTGGGGGAGCGTTAAATGCTGCTAACGGCGGTGAATTAAATTTAAAAGAACTTTTAGCTAAAATTGATGAAGAACGTGGTTTGTTAGATTTAGATGCTAAACAATTAGAAGAATTTAAAACAAGTTTATTTGCAAAAGGACCTGAAAAAACAGGTATTATGGATTTAATTCCTGACATCGATTTTAAACAAACTAAAGACGTAACTTTATACGATAGTACTAGCCCTATGCCTATGCAAATAGATGGTGATTTAATGAAGGAAACTGGTTTAGCTTCTTTAGACGCTACTTTAAATCCTACACTAACAGAACGTTACGATAGCTTTATGAGTGGTTTTTCACCTCAAACACAAGAATTATTTGCAGGTTCTATAAATCAAATAGGTGCCGCATTAGGAAAACGTTTAGCTAGTGAACTTTTAGGGGATGACGAGCCTGCTCGTAGAGTTAGTATACAAAGAACACAAACACTACCGACAGGTGGTTTAGGTGCAAAACGAGATTATTTAAGAAATATACGACCAATAGACGGTACTGCTTTTGCGGGTAGTAGAGGTTTTAAAGACGGTGGGGTTTTAGATAGACCTATGTTTACACCTATGTTAGACGGTGGGGATATCGAAGGTCCAGGAGGTCCTAAAGATGATTTAATACCTGTTATGGCTAGTGACGGTGAATTTATGTTATCTAACGCCGCGGTTAAACACATGGGTAAAGGCAATCATCAGAAAGGTATCGCTATGTTAGAAAAATTTAATAAACAAGGTAATAGGAAATATGGCTAGTAGAGAAGAACAAGAATATTCAACCCAAGCCCCTGCGGGTTATATAGGCGATTTTTTACAACGGGATATTTTTCCGTATGCTCAGTCATTTTTAAAACAACAATTTGGACAATTAGGCGGAGACGACACTAGCCCGTTTACCTATACGGGTGATCGAGTAGCAGATTTTGACCCTAGAGAAACGAGAGGTATGCAATTAGCCGATCAAGCGATTGGGAGTTATAAACCATTTTTAGGTACGCAAGCTGATTTATTATCTGAGGCTGCAGGGACTATGCGTAGTGCTGCTGATATAGGCGGACAAGGTATTACGGCGGGATTAACCGCAGGACGTGGGCTAACAGGAGAAGCGGCAGGATTTACTAGAGGAGCAGGTCCTGATTTTTCTGCTGCTCGTGGTGGTTTAGGTAGAGCAGAACTTAGCGGTTACGGGGCGACAGGAATGTTTGACCCTAGTAGACAAGTTAGTAATTTTTATAACCCTTTTGAAGAACAAGTAGTACAACAAACGTTAGACGATATTAGCGAACGTTTCGGTAAAGCCGATATTGGGTTACGCGATCAAGCAATAGGAGCAGGAGCTTTTGGTGGCTCTCGTTCTAGATTAACCCAAGAAGAATTAGCTGAAGATGCCGCTAGAGGTGCTGCTCAACAAGTAGGAGCAATTCGTAGTCAAGGGTTTGAAGGAGCTAGAAATGCTGCTCAACAAGCGTTTGAAGCTCAACAACGTAGAGGTTTAGGATTAGCGGGTTTACAAGGACAATTAGCGGCTAGAGAGGGACAATTTGGCAGTGCTGAAGCTCAAGCGGCGTTAAGACAAGGGCAACAATTAGGAAGACTTGGACAAGCTGAATTTGGTATGGGTTTACAAGGCGGCACGGGTATTGCTAATTTAGGACAACGTTTAGGTCAAGGATTAGGAGCGTTAGGACAACAATATCAAGGATTAGCTACCACATTACCTGCGTTACAGCAACAAGATATAAGTCAACAAATGGCTCTTGGTGGATTAGGTAGAGGTAGAGATCAATCATTATTAGATTTAGCTTACCAAAACTTTGTTGGTCAATACAATTTACCAATGCAAACGTTACAAAATGTTGGAGCATTAACCGCTTCGTTAGGACCGTTAGCAGGTGGTTACGGTTATGCTGGCGGAGCACAACCAGCAGCAGGAGCTTTCGCTCCTAATACAGGCGGTCTCCCTGGAATAGCGAGTCTTCCTGGAAGTGTAGGTGCTCCTTCTGCAGGATTACCCACTATAAATCCGCCAATACAACCACCGATAACAACGCCGCCTGTGCCATTAGGACCATTTCCTCAAATAGGTATTTTTGGTTTAGGCGGTTTTGATATAGGTAACGCGGGGTACTCCATTTATTAGTTATGGCTAACGGTATAGCAGGTTTACGTCCTTTTCCAACGTTCGGTGGCGATAAAGCAGGTGGTATTACACCTGTTACTTTAGCACCTACTACTCCTAGATTTCCTAACGTTAGTGGTAGAACATTTACTACTCCGCCGAGAGACGATATAAATCCGTTAGCGTATCTTGCACCAGTAGGTTTAAGTTTTTTAGCTGATAAATTATTTTCTGGTAAAACAGAACCACTACCTGTTCCTGATAAAGATGCTAGTGATTTAGTACAAGCAGAATATTTAGCTGAACAAATTTACGGTCCTAGAAGAGAACAAACCACAGGGCAACGTATTGGGGAATTAGCTACGCAATACTTACCTGCATTACTTACTGACAATGATAAAGAATTAGCCGCATTTATTAATACCGCTAGTTCTTTTGATAAAGCTAGAAGCGACCGTGCTAAACTCACTGATACTGCTAGACAAACTTTTATAGCACAACAATTAAAAGATGAACCTGATCAACGAGTAACTTTAATAGATTTAGATAAACAAAAATTATC